CTCGGATGTCGATAGCTTTGGTGCCGATTTCGGCATGACGCGCCTCGCTGCGATCAGCGCTCAGGGCAGTGTCACCTTCAGTCGCTACACGCCAACAATTGCGGGCCTGATTCCGACCGGCACGACACTCACGACGAGCGACAACGCAACACAGTTCATTGTCGGCACCGACACGACCAACGCAGCCTGGAACGCCAGCCAGAACGGCTACCTCCTGGGCATCGGAGTATCCTCAGTCACGGTTCCCGTCACCGCAACCGTCGCCGGCAGCGCCGGCAATGTCCTTGCCGGCACAATCAGCCTTATTACGAGCGCCCTTCCGGGCATCGACACGGCCACCAATGCGCTCGCCCTGACCGGCGGCCTCGATGCAGAGACCGACGCATCTTTTCGCTTGAGGTTCCAGAGTTTCATCAACAGCCGCACGCGCGCCACCATGCAGGCCGTGAGTTATGCGGCCACCAGTATCCAGCAGGGCGTGAACTGCACGGTGCAGGAGAATACGGACGGCAACGGCAACTACATGCCCGGAAAGTTCGTGGTCACGGCGGACGACGGCTCGGGCTCGCCGCCCGCCACGCTGCTGACCTCCATCCAGGCAGCCGTAGAGGCGGTGCGGCCCGTCGGCTCCATCTTCGCAGTGAACGGACCGAGGGTCCTGCCGGCGAATATCTCGCTTTCGCTCGCCATCGCCGAAGGCTCGAACAGCGCTACCGCCATCGCCGCCGTCAATTCCGCCATCACCAGCTTCGTCAACACCCTGCCTGTCGGCAGCAACCTGCCTTTTACGCGCCTCGCCCAACTCGCCTACGACGCGAGCCCCGCGGTCACCAACGTCACCGGGCTTACCCTCCAAGGCGGCACCGCCGACCTCGCTGCAGCGCCCGCCACTGTCATCAAAATCGGCTCCCTGGCGATTGGTTGAGGACGCTTCGATGACCGGAGATCAGGACGACATGCAGGCGCGGCTCCGTTCCGCGCTGCCCAACGGCTGGTTCGCCGATGAGGCGCCGATCCTGACGGGGCTGCTCAGTGGCCTCGGCAATGCCTGGGCCTGGCTCCACAGCCTCCTGGCCTATGTCCGCCTCCAGACCCGCGTTGCGACCGCGACCGATGGCTGGCTTGACATGATCGCGCGTGACTATGGCGGCCCCGCCTTGGCCCGCCAGACGGGCGAGACGGATGCGGCCTTCAGCGCCCGCATCAATCGCAACCTTCAAGCACTGCGCGGGACCCGAGCGGCGCTGATCGCCGCCATCACCAATCTCACCGGCCGCACGCCGGTGGTGTTCGAGCCTGCCTATCCGCCCGACACGGGCGGCCTCGGCACCATTGGGCTCGGCTGGAACACGCTGGGCGGCTGGGGGAACCTTCACCTGCCGTATCAATGCTTCGTCACCGCATATCGACCGGCGGGCGGCGGCATCGCCGATAGCGGCGGCTGGGGCAACCTGAGCGCTTCCGCAACGCCAAACCTCGCCTTGGGCGGATGGGGCACCGGTGCGTTGCAATACGGCAACGTCAGTCTGATCGAAGGCCAGATTACCGACGCGCAGATCTTTGCGACCATCGCGAGCACCATGCCGGCCGCGACAATTGCCTGGACCGCACTGTCCGATTGACTTTGCATCATGGCTGGCAGGCGGCCGCAAAATGGGCAGCTTCGCGCCGGGCTCAGGGTGCCGGCTGGATAATGACCGCCTGAAAAAGACCGCTTCGCATCCCTTCCTTTAGGACCCCCTCATGGACCGGCAGATCGTCTATCCCGCCTCGATCCCGCTCGACACGGATTTCTTGACGCAGAATCGCAGCGCCATGGTGGCAATCGGCGCATTGGCGCAAGCCGTGCTTGGCACGGCCACGATTGTCGATGGCCTCGCTTGCCAACCGACATCGCCCGCCTCCCTGAGCGTGACGGTGGGCGCTGGCAGCGTCACGCAGTTCGGCCCCGTGGATGCGGTCGCCTACGGATCCCTGGCCGCCGATACGACCGACCAGATCGTGAAAATGGGCATCAACCTTGAGCCCACAACCTTCACCCTCACCGCCCCCGCGACACCGGGGGAGAGTGTGATCTACCTCCTTGAAGCGACCTTCTCGGAAAGCGATGCCACACCCGTCGTGCTTCCCTATGTCAACGCGGCCAATCCAGCCCAGCCCTATTCGGGTCCAAGCAATTCCGGGGCGGCGCAGAACACGCAACGGATCGAGCGCGTTCAGCTGCAGCTGAAAGCCGGCACCGCAGCAAACACAGGCGCCGAAACCGCACCGGCGGTCGATACAGGATGGTCTGGCCTCTATCTCATCACCGTCAATAATGGGCAGACCGCGATCACGGCGAGCAACATCGCCACGCATCCCGCCTCGCCTGCCGTGAGCTTCAAGCTGCCGACGCTCACCCCAGGCTTCTCCCGCCGGGTCGCCTACGCCGAGACCGCGACCTTCACCGTGCCGCTCGGCGTCAGCCTTGTTCGGGCAACGGTGATCGGCGGCGGCGGCGGCGGCGGCGGCTCGAACGGCACCTATGCGGCGGCTGGCGGCGGCGCGGGCGGCTTCGCGAGCGGCACCTTCGCCGTGACACCGGGCAGTTTGATCGCCATCACCGTCGGGGCTGGGGGCGCTGGTGGCGCCGCCGACGCCTCCGGTGGCACTGGCGGCACCTCGTCATTCGGCAGCTTCTGCAGCGCAAACGGCGGCGAAGGCGGCCAGTTCCTGAACGCTCAATCAACCTTCGGCGGCGCAGGCGGCCAGGGCAGCGGCGGCGAGCTTGCCGGCTCCGGCGGCTGCGGCTCGGACGGACAGAACGGCACGACCGTGCTCGGCGGCCTTGGCGGTGCCAGCATGATGGGCGGCGGCGGCCGGGCCTCCACGGCGGCGGCCGGCAATACCAGTAGTTCCATCAACGGTCAGGCGCCCGGCTCCGGTGGAGGAGGCGTCTACAACAGCAGCGGCGACGCCGCCGGCGGCTCGGGCGCCAACGGCCTCGTTGTGCTGGAGTATTGACATGTCCGCCTCCGCCACCCCCGCCGTTCATTCCTGGAGACCGAGCGCGGCCCGCACCCTCACCATCAGCGGCTTCATGCCGAGGGCACGCGGAGCCTGCCCAGCACCGCCGCCCGGCACCGCCGCCGCTTGGCCGACCAAGGATCCGGCTGACGTGCTCGACTATATCTACGATATCGCCCCGGCGATCTGGGGCGATGAGGGCGACAGCATTGCCTTCCTCAACGTCACCATCAGCCCCGCAGCGGCCGGCGACCTCACCCTCGCCTCCAGCACGAGCAATGGCCACCAGGCGATCCTCTGGCTGAGCGCCGGGCAAAGCGGCACGACCTATGCGGTGACGCTCGCCATCGGCACCCTCGCCGGTCGAAGCTTTCAGCGCACCGTGATGCTGCCCTGCCTGTCACTCTCAACCGAGCCGCCGCTCGGAACGGAACTCGTGACCAACAGCGGTGCAGCCATCCTAGACCAATCCGGCAACCCCATCTTCATCGAAAGCTGACCGTATGCCCACGATCGATCAGTTGCAGACGGCGGTCGCAAGCTCCGACACTGATGAGTTGATAACGTCGCAGAGCGGAGACACCCGCAAGGTAACGCGGGCTCAGCTCCTGGCGGGTTTGCAGCCGGCGATCTCTGTGCCGCCCGGGGCCCTGCTCGGCAATAGCACCAGCACGGCCAGCGCGCCGCTCTCGATCACCGTGGGCAGCAACCTCACGCTTGCCAACGGCACGATCACGGCGCCGCCCCCTTTCGTGATCAAGGGCCTTCCGTCCGGAACGGCGCCAGCAGCAACCGACCTGGTGCCGCTGTCGCAAAGCGGCACAGCCTATGCAGTGTCGTACAGCACGTTCCTGTCCACGTTGACGACGTTGCCTGGCTTCGATGCGTCGCCCCTGCACGCAATGGCGAGCGGCGGCACCACGTCTCGATCTCTGGCGGCGCTGCTGGGCGACTCGGTTTCGGTCGAAGATTTCGGTGCCGCCGGCAACGGCTCCGCCAACGACAGCGCCGCCTTCCAGGCGGCAATCACGGCCGGGCTGCCGATCCGGCTGGGTCCGAAGACCTATATCGTCGACGGGCCGCTTTTACTGAGCAGCGCGACATGCCTGACGCTCATCGGCGTGCCTGGCCAGACGGTTGTGCGGCGGCTGACACAGAGCGGCGGCGCCAGTTGGATCACGCTGACCGCGTCTCTCGTCCATGTCGAGGGCATCATCTTCGACGCAAACTCCGGCCTCACCGGGTCCGGCAACGGGGTCACGGTCGCTTCCAATTGCGTCCGTTCGACATTTGAGCGTTGCGCCTTCACCAATGCGGTGGCGGGTGACGGGCTCGTGTTCAGCACCTCGGACCCGATTTTCGCGCGGCACACCGTGATCGGCTGCGAAGCTTTTGGAAACTCGAACGGCATCAGCTGCGTCGCCGCAGACGGTTTGACGGTAAGCGCCTGCCATCTGCATGATAATGCGGTCGCTGGACTCTACGTGGACTATATCGACTTGAATCATGTCATAAAGACACGGCTGACGACGATCGTCGGAAATCAATGCTGGAACAATGAGATCGGCATCGTGGTCGGTGACTACGCCACATCTTACGCTACACCTGCGACTATCACCAATCAAACGGCCGATGCAACCGTCTGCCTTGTCGCCAGCAATATTTGCCACGACAATACAGAATACGGGATCGTATCGCAGGGATACAACATTCTTGTTCACGGCAATGTCGTCTACAACAACGGAGGCTCGAATACGAACAACGGCGGAATCCTCTGCAACTCCTGGGCGAGCTCGATCACGAACAATATCGTGACAAACCACCTGGGCTTCGCGATCGACGCCGGCGCCGCAAACTTCACGATGATTTCGGGCAATCTGGTCACAACATCGCGTATCGGCATCAATGCCGGTGGCGCGCAGGAACCACGGATCATTGGCAATTCCATTGCCAACACAAGCTACTATGCGGTTGTGATCTATAATAACGAGACGAATGCCAGCGGCGCCCCGATCGGTGTTCCGTCGATGGATGTTTCAATCACTGATAACACGATCGACATGCCGCTGGGCGGAGGAGGCATTCTCCTCATCGACGGGCCACAGAAGGTGCAAGTCGTACGGAACAACTTCATCACTGCCCCGAGCGGCGATGTCAGCCTCTGCCTTCTGCCACTGACAAACACGGTGACGATCGAGGGCAATCTGCTCAACGGCTCAGCAAGCATTTTTTTCAGCAATCCCTCTGTTCCCGGGAACGGAAACTTCTCTGGACTTAGAAGCCTCATCTTTCCGGACGTCATTGATGGCGTGTCCATCCAGAGCAACTCGGGCGCCGTGCAGAGCCTCAGGTCGCTCAACGCGACCAACTACGATGATTATGTCACCTTCGTTGTGCTCACGGCGGGCGGCAGCGGATATTCCAGTGCGCCGGCGGTTAGTTTCAGCGGCGGCGGCGGCTCCGGCGCGAGCGCGACCGCCTTCATCACGAATGGCGCGGTGATTGGCTTTCGCATGGCGTCGCTGGGATCCGGCTACACCTCCGCGCCGACCGTGACGTTGAGCGGCGGCGGCGGGTCCGGCGCCTCGGCAATCGCCTTCATCGGTGTTCCGGTGCCAACGAACCGTCGCCTGCGGGTCTTCTGCGCCGTCCCCGTGGAATGGGCAGTCGCCGGCACCAACCCGGCCCAACTGACGGGGTCGGGCGTCGCGATCACGACGCCCGCCAATTCGGAGATCGAATGGGTCGGGCTGAATGCCGGCTGGTTTGCCAGCCGCTACCAGCAGACGGATTACGTGCAGCCCGGAAGCGACGGCAGCGTCACCCTGACCACCCCGACCGGGGATGTACGCATACACCCCTCGGGCGGCGGGGCGGTGCGATGGGTGAACGATGCGCAGGCGACCGGCTGTAGCACAACAATCGGCAGCGGAACGCCCCAAGGCGTGGTGACGGCGGCGCCAGGGTCCGACTACCGCAACCTGACCGGCGCCGCCGGCAGCGTCTTCTGGATCAAGCAGACCGGAACGGGCGCCACCGGCTGGGTCGCGATCGCCTGACGCCACCATCCGCGACCGGTCCAATCTCGGGCTCTCGATGAGCCTTGAAGGGTTCCTGACATGCCTACCATCGCCGATCTTCCCGTGGCCGGCCCCTTGTCGGTCACGGACATGCTGCCCATCGATCAGGGCAATGGCACCAATGCGGTGACGCTCGGGACGCTGCTTGCGGGCCAGCAACCGGCCATCGTCACGCCTACCGGCAGCCTTTTAGGCCGCGTGTCGCTCGGCGCCGGCGGTCCGGAAACCGTAAGCGTGGGGTCCGGGCTTGTGCTCACCTCCGGCACAATTTCGGTCGGCTCGATCAGCACGCTCCTCGAGGGTGAGACCGTCGATCAACTGCAGCCCGCAGCCGTCGCTGGCGATACGGATTCGCTCGCGGTGGATCAGGGCGGCGCATCCCTGGTGCGGCAGACGATGGCCGCGCTCTGGAGCTATATCGAAAACAAGCTGCCGATCGCGACGCAGCGCGTGGTGGAGCTGACGACCAACACCGTATTGGATGCGACGGCGCATAACGATGCGATCCTCGTCTGCAGCCAACCGCTGACGCTCTCCGCCAACTTCGCGAACATGGGGTCCGGCTTTGCCTGCGACGTGCTCAACCTGTCGAGCGGCGTCGTGACAATGGGAACCGGGATCACCGTCGGCTCCGGCACTACGGGTTTGCAAGCGCAGATGGCCGCACGGCTTGTGGCGGTGACCTACTCCAGCGGCAACGTGGTGTTCTGGGCCGGAAGCCAGGCTGCCGCCTCTGCGACATCCGGAACCACGACCTCCGGCGGATCGACTGTGTCTTCCGGCGGCTCGACGGTCTCCTCAGGCGGCTCCACCGTCAGTTCCGGCGGATCGACGGTCAGTTCCGGCGGATCGACGGTCTCCTCAGGCGGCTCGACGGTGAGTTCCGGTGGCTCGTCTGTGACTTCTGGCGGATCGTCTGTGACTTCTGGCGGATCGTCGACGACAACCGGAAATGTGACGGTCACCTTCGTTACGGCCCCCTCCGGCACCTACACGGTCGGGCAAGCAAACGTCGGGGTGAACGCCAGCTTGGATCCCGGCACCGCCGCGACCGGGCTGCAATTCGGCTTCTCGACCTCAACGATAACCGCTCCGACGACCTGGACCGCAGCAGTCCTCGTCAACACCGAAAGCTCGGGCGACACTTTCTGGGGCGCCTATGTCACGATGCCGGCGACAGCAGGGACCTATTACTGCTGGGCACAAGCGATCGGCGGCGCGGCCTCCGCGGTGAGCGCCGCGATTACGGTCTCATGATTGAGCGAAGCCTGCTTCTCGCGGCGATCCACGACTACCGTTTCATTCAACGACAGGTTTCGCAGTAGAGCATCATTGCTTCTTTGCATCGACCGGACCGGGCGAGCCGCTCTCGTTCACACGGCGCATGGCGCCGCGCACCCCTGGAAGACGAGCCCCCATGATCACCCAGCAAGGAACCCTGAACACGACCGCCCTGGTCGTGCCGGATCTCTATGTCCAACTCGTGCCGCCCAGCGCCACATTGCTCAACGGCGTGCCAAGCAACATCATCGGTTGCGTTGGCTCCGCAAGCTGGGGACCCGTGGGAGCGCCCGTGACACTGGGTACGATGGCCGAGTACGCAGCCGCCTTCGGGCCAGTCGCCAATCGCCTCTTTGACATGGGCACGCACGTAGCGATCGCCGTCCAGCAGGGCGCCGCCGCCTTCGTCTGCGTCCGCGCGGCCGACGGCACCCAGGCTGCAGCCACCGGCTCGGGACCCGCCGGCTGCGTGACCTTTACCGCACTCTACTCCGGAAGCCTGGGAAATCAGATCAGCGTCACCCTGGCCCCGGGGAGTAAAGCAGGCAGCTGGGCCGCGCTCATCGGCATCCCTGGCCTGACACCCGAGCGCTTCGACAACATCGAGGGTAACGGCGCGGCCTTCTGGACGGCTCTGGTTGCCGCAGTCAACACTGGCACAGGCCAGCTCTCCGCCAGAGCCTCCATCTTCGTAACAGCGAGCGCGGGTGGCGGGACAACGGCCCCGACCGCCGCGACCTACACGCTGAGCGGCGGGCTGGACGGTGCCACGGGCGTCACAGCCGCCATGCTGACGGGCAGCAGCACCGCGCCCTACAGCGGCATGTATGCGCTCAGTGGGCAGGGCTGCTCGATCCTCGATCTCTGCGACGCCACCGATCCCGCTCAATGGTCGACTGTCGAGGCATTTGCCGCCTCGGAGGGGCTTTATGCCATGCTCGCTGGTCCTGCGGGCGAAGCCATCAACAGTGCGATCGCCACCCAGGCCGCGGCCGGCATCGACAGCCAGGCCGTGAAGCTCCTCTTCGGCGATTGGCTGTGGTGGTGGGACGCGACGAACGGCGTGCAGCGCCTGGTCAGCCCCCAGGCCTTCGCCGCCGGCCGACTTGCCAATCTCTCACCCGAGCAATCCGGCCTCAACAAGCCGCTCGCCGCCATCGCCGGCAGCCAGATGGTCGGGGTTCCTGGCTCAGGGATCACGCGGGCCTATAGCGCGGCGGAACTCACGGCACTGTTCGATGTCGGGATCGACGTGATCACCAATCCGGGCGCCGGCGGCCAGGCGATCTGGACCCTGCGCCTCGGCCACAACAGCAGCAGCAACCCGGCCATCAACGGCGACAACTATACGCGGCTCACCAACTATATCGCTGCGACACTGTCGGCAGGCATGGGCATCTATGTCGGGCAGGTCATCAATAAGTCGCTGCTCCGCAATATCCGGAGCACATTGATGAGCTTCCTCTCCGGACTGCTGAGCCAGGGGTTGCTGGGCAGCACGGATGGATCGGCGCCCTTCGCCGTTCTTTGCGATACCGTCAACAATCCGCAGACCCGTCTGGCACTCGGTTACGTGCAAGCCGATGTGCAAATCCGCTACCAGGGCATTAACGAGAAGTTCCTTGTCAATTTGGATGGTGGCGCCAGCGTGCTCGTCACCACGACCTCATCCGCTGCCTCCGGCGGAGGCAGCAGTGGCGGGAGCTCAGGCAGCGGCACAAGCACCGGCGGCGGGTCAGGCGGCGGGTCGGGCGGATCCGGTGCCGGGTCGGGCGGATCAGGTGGCGGAACGAGCGGATCGGGCGGCGGAACGGGCAGCGGCGGCACAACCACGCTGAGCTTCCAGGCGGCGCCGACCGGCCCCTACACCCCGGGTCAGGCGAATATCGGGGTCAACGCGCTCCTCGCGCCGGGCAGTTCCACGGCGAGCATCCAATTCGGCTGGTCGACCTCCGCGACCGTGCCGCCAACCAGCTGGACCGCGGGCATCTACGTCAACAGCCAGTCCAACGGCGATGCTCTCTACGGCGCATATCTGACGGCACCGTCCACCGCCGGAACCTACTACGGCTGGGTGGCGACGACCACCGGCAGCGTTCAGGCCGTCTCCGGCAGCGTGACGGTCAGCTGATGCTGTTCGCGGCCCCCAACACGCCTTTGCTCGTCTCGGCCGGCGTACCGCTGCTGACCACCCTCGGGACCGGCAGCACGACGACCACCCCGCCGCCTACAACCTTCACAGGTCCGACACCCGCCGCCATCGCCGGCCTTTCCGGTTGGTGGGATGCGGGGACGGCAGCTGCCTGGAACACCGCGGTGACGAGCCTCGCCGATCAGTCCGGCCACAACCAGGCGATGACGCCGTATCACTACTACACAGCGGGCGGCGTGACGCTGGCCTCGCTCCTCCCCACCCCACGCCTGAACGCCCTGTTGGGGGGGATCGGCGCTCCAATTGCCCAGTCAACCAACAGCGCATCCCTGACCTATTCGCCGACGCTCGATCCGGACACGGGGTTGCAACTGCCAAGCCTGTCGCTTGCGCCCGATGCCGGGTGGACGCGGATGCTGGTCTGGAGCCGGCCAAACCTCCGCCAAGGTACCTATTATGTCAACGCCAATCCCGTGAGCCTGATGTGCTCGAACGGCAGCGTACTTCTCTCCCTCTCGACGACCGGCAGCACGCTCACCCTGTTTCCCTCGGGCGCTAACGTTGTTCTGTCATCGTCCATGACGCGTCGGCATACGCACGCCATCATCCTGCGCAACACGCCGGGCGTGGGGGTGGATGCCTGGCTGGACGGGGTGCAGGTGGCGAGCGCAGTCGCCAACCCCCTGCCCGCTGGCGTCACCGGACAGGTCGTGCTGATGCACGAGATGGACCTGCAGGGAGCCGCGCAACTGTGGCTCCACGAGATGGCAGCCTGGGAACGGGCGCTTGACGCTGGCGACATGGCGACGCTCATCGCCTGCGGCGGCCGCTGGGTGTTGGGGCCTCGCCGCGGCCTGTCCTTGCTCATCATGGGCCAATCGAACGCCAGCTACTTCGTCGCTTCAGGCGGCGCGCAGCTGATGGCGAACGGCCTGGCCTGGTATCTGGGCGCGCTCGCGGGAAACATCATCTTCCAGCCTTCCGGCACTTACCTAAACCCTGCGCGCTACACGCAGGTGAACGGCCACCCCATCTCGAACTCCACCGCCCCTCTCTTCGCCCCCGGGGCCGGAAACGGGACCTTCCTCACCAATCCGGGCGATGGTTCGGATCCTTCCAGCTGGGCGCTCGGGCCCGACGGTGTGGCGACGAATGCCTATCTCACCGGCCCCTCCGCCATCCCGACAGCCGACGATCTCTCGGACATCGCGGCCATCGTCTGGCCCTGGACCGAGCAGGACAGCACCGCACCTTATGCGCAGAAGGCACTCTATACCGGCACGGTGGAGCGGTTGGCTGCCCTGACGCGGGGAATGCTCAGCCGCACGCCAGCGCAGCTTCCGTTACTTATGTGGAACGCAATACCCTATGAGACGGATTCCGGCGTGCAGATGGTGCGCGAGAGTGTCGCCGACATCGCGGCGATGCCGAGCCAGAACCTGAGCATCTTTGTCGCTCAGACGGCGGATAGCCTCCCGCTCAGCGCGACCTATGACGCCACCAACGGCACCTGGACCGGCGGCGATCCCGAGCATCGCGACGAGACAGACGAGATCACCTTCGGGTTGCGCGGCGCCCATGTCGCGGCACGGGCTGCGCTGGCGGCAAGCTTCGCCGACACGCTGACCACGATTCCGTCCGCCATGCCGCTGACCGGCCCGTCCATCGCCCATGCCTACCAGCAGAGCGAGACCGAAATCGTCATCACCGTGACGCATGACCAAGGCACCGACATTCTCGTGCCGCTGCAGGCTGCGAACGGCGCGGGCTGGGCCTTGATGGACGGCGGTTCGGTCGCCTCGCCCGGCCCCATCATCACGGCGACAGCCGCGAGCCGGATCGATGCCACGCATCTGCTCGTGACCCTCGCGGGCGCGCCCGCGAGCCCCGCGGCCGAGTGCCAGATCTTCTACCCCTATGGCTCGACGCAGATTGGGCGCGGCGATGCAGTGACCGATAACTTCTCCACACGGGGCTGGCCGGCCGGCTGGGATATGGCAGGCGACCTCGGTGTAGCCTGGGCGATCAACTTCCCGATCCAAGCCACCAGCTACGGCGTGGCTCTCAGCAGCAGCCCCGCATGATCGCGCACGGAGCGCAGAACGGCATGAGCGCAAATGATTGGGTTGGAATCGTCACCGTCACGGTGACGGTTTTTGCCCTCTATGCCTCCGCGCTGGCCTGGCTGGTCGGGCAGAGCGGACGGCTGCGGACGGAGACGAAGCGTGACATCGAGAATCTGGAAGCGATCTCCGAGCGCGGTATCGACAAGATCCAGGCACAGGAATCGAAGTCACGACAGGAACTGGCGACCTCGCTGCATGCGGGCATTCTCTCCCTTCAGCAGCAAGTCAACCAGCTGCGCGACGGAAGTGCCACCAAACCGGAATTGGCAGCGGTCGAACAACGGTTAGCCGCCACCTTGAACGAGTTCAAAGCAGAAACACGGGCCGAGTTCGCGAAGATCGCGCAGAAGGTCGACCGGCTCCCGGCGATGGAGGCGCATCTGGCAGCCATAAGCCAGATGATCGAGAAGCTCGGTGCCGCTTTGACGGTGCGGGTCTCGCAAGGTTGATGATGACCGGGCAAGTCTCCAAGTCCGGTCGTATCAGCATACTTCTTCGCGATCGAGCCAAGTGAAGAAAGTTGGCAGCCTAGCAATACATCTGCTGCCGGAGCGTGCGTCAAATGCTCGAAACTATTCGTTGATTAACAAACAAACCAGGAGTGCATCATGAATCTTTCACCGCTCGTGGATGCGGCGGCGACGCTCGCCTCTGCCGTCTTCGCCGCCTCGGCGCCGATCATTGTGCTGAAGCTGAGCAGGATGCTCAAGCTCAACCTCGATCAGACCCACCGGGCGGCGGTCGCCGCCGCGCTCGACACGGCGCTCGGTCTCGGGCTGCAACTCGCGCAGGAGGCTGGAGACGCCCATCTCAGCAACGTCACGATCCGCAGTGCGGTTCTCACGGCGATGGTCGGCTATGTGAAGCAGGCCGTTCCCGGCGCCGTGAGCCATTTTGGGCTGAGCGACGAGTCGATCGGGCAAAAGGCAGCCGCAAGACTAGCCGCCGCGCTGCATGTCGCGACCGCGACACCGACGCCCGCTGGACTGGTGCCAAGCCTATCCCCTACGTCGGCGATGCCTGCCCCTGCCGCAGCATAATCGGGCCGAAACTCTCCTCCTGGCGAAGGTCGATGGCGCCGCCTCGCGCCATCTCCAGCCCCGCCAGCAAGGTGCTGGCGAGTGCCGCTCGCCACGCCAGCGGCTCGGCCGAAACGATCTCCGGCAGAAATCGCTGCAGTTCGGTCCAGTCCGGCGCCTCGTTCATCATCGCCCCCAACCGCCGCAGGGCGTCCTGTACGCTCCACCACACCATTGGCCGCGGCGTGTATCGTCGGGCAGCCGCCTGCCGCCGCAAGGCTGCGATGTGGCCGCGCAACAGACCCGGTAGATCGAGGCGCAGGCCGGAGCGATCTGTCTCCGTAAGGTCCTCCGGCATGCCTCTCGCGAAAACGCTCAGCCCGAGCTGCGGCTGCTCCCCCAGCCACTGCGCGGCGCGGCGCATGGCCTGCAACTCCGCGAGTTTGCCGGCGAGTGCCTCGGACAGCTGTTCCGGGTCCTCAGCCTCCTCGACGCCGGACGGCACCAGCAGGCGCGACTTCAACCAAGCCAGCCAGGCCGCCATCACCAACCAGTCGGCGGCGAGCTCCAGCCTGACCCGGCGGGCGCTTTCGATGATCGCCAGATATTGGTCGACGAGAGACAAGATGGAGATATTGGCGATATCGAGCTTCTGGCTCCGCGCAAGATCGAGAAGCAGATCGAGCGGCCCCTCGAAACCCTCCAAGCGCACGACCAGGCTATGGCTCTCGGTCCCTTGGTCAGACACTTTGGCCTGCCAGGTTGAAGACGAGACGCATCGTCCACGGAACAACCCGATTGAGCAACGTGCCGACCGGGTCGAACTGCCAGCCGAGCTGGTGCGCGGCGGCCGGCACGATGAAAATGAACAGCATGACGATGGCGATGCCCGCGCGCTCCATCCTTGCCCATTGCTGGGCGAGCGGCAGGGGAAGCAACCCGACGATGATCCGGCCACCGTCCAGTGGCGGGATCGGCAACAGGTTGAAAAGACCCAGCACGACATTGGCCAGGATGAAATCCTGGATGAAGCTGGCAGCCGGCGCCATGGCCCTCGGCGAGATGTAGGGCAGCAGCCAGCCGCCGAGCGCCCCAAGCCAGGCGAGGAAGAAATTCATTGCCGGTCCGGCGGCGGCAACCATCATCATGCCGCGGCGTGGGTCGCGAAACCGCCAGGCTGCGACCGGCACCGGCTTCGCCCAGCCGAACATGAAAGCGACCCGCCCGATGGTGATGAGCTGCCCGATGAGCAGAATGCCGGGCAGGATGATGGTGCCCACTCGATCGATATGCCGCAGCGGGTTCAGCGACAGCCGCCCGGCCAGTTTCGCCGTATCGTCGCCCAAGGCCCAGGCGGCATAGCCATGAGCGGCCTCATGCAGCGTAATGGCGAGGATCGCCGCGGCGGCACCCAGAGCAACCTCCAGAATAACGCCGTTCACGACGCCCGCCCCAACAGCGCCGCGCGCTCGGCCAGCCAGCCGGGGAGATCGGGCGCAGCAAGCGGCTCCGGCCGCAGGCTCCTCAAACGCTCAGCGAGCGCCACGTCATC